CATAGATCGCTGACTAAAGTCAAGGGTTTTATGCTACGAATTGATCACCTGGGTTCCATGAACAACCAGTTAGACCGCCTGCTTGTAGTGCTTTCAGAGTACGAAGTATCTCTTTGGCATTACGACCAGTGTCTAGTGCGTTCACAGAAACGTGTTGAATTACACCAACTTCGTCTAGAATGAATGTTGCACGATAGGCAACTTGTTCAGAGTGTTCTTTAACACCGCAATCTCTTGCGAGTCTTAGACCACAGTCTGCGAGTAGTGTGTGTTGGATATTACCGATTAGATCGTTGTCTTTCTTCCATGCAAGTTTGCAGAACTCATTATCACCGCTAATACCAAGTACATTAGCGTGTGCTGTTAGTTCGTCAAATGCCGCAATCTCAGTCGGACAGATAAAGGTAAAGTCTTTCGGATAGAAGTACACAACAGACCATTTGCCAATTAAGTTAGTATTATTAACTCTCTCGAACTCGTTGTCTTTATTTACGCCAGTCAATTCAAAGTCTGGGAACATTTCCCCTACTGCTGTTATCATATTAAATCTCCATAATATATGTTGTGTTTAGAAAGAATCTCGGTTCTTTCGCTTTTGCTTTCTCGCTTCTTGAATCTTTGCTTTACGCTTATCGTATCGCTTCGAGTCCTTTTTACTATCAAAGTCCTCATCCATCCACTCTCGAAACTTTTTACTTTTGTTTTTACCCATACTATCTTACCTTACCTTATGATACTGGTGCTTCTGATTTCTTAGGTCTACCACGACCACGCTTCACTGGAATGGCTTCAACTATAGAGCCCGGAAATGCTTGGTTAATAACTTCAGGTGAAAGATCAGGATATGGCTCTTTAGCAATAGTTTTTATCACTAATTGAGCATCATGTTCATCAATAGACTCTAGCATTTGAATAAACAATGCTTCTTTTCTCACTCTACTCAAACCTTTACCATCTTGTCTCTGCTCGACAAAGTATGGCATCTTTCGCATTTCACGATACAATAGCCCATGAGACTCCCGTATATCTGAAGGAGTATATGGTGGTGGAGTAGAAGGCAAATCAAAAGTCCATCGTGCATCACACATCAATGCAAGAATATCTCGTAACTGCTCACTGTCATGCCTCTTTAGTATCGCAACTTTTTCTTCAACTGTTTCAGCTTTTCGGGCAGTGTTAACAATCTCTGCCAGAGATAATGTAGTCATTTTAAAACTCCGTTATACATTCCATTAAATTTCTTAGTTTATTTTTGATAAAGTAGTTCAGCAATTGACTACGATCTTTTCCATTCTCTTCGTGCCAAATAGAAAGTATTTCTTCTTTCATACCTTTAGGTACTTCAGTCAAGTCAATCAATGCTTTGTTACGCATATAGTTACGTTTTACTTCACCATCCATGTTATTTATATCAGCCCATTCAGCGAGTCGCTTTTGCGTTATTGGGCGTTGTCTTATACCCATAACGAAAGCATTATCAACAGATAAGACATTTGGTATGCCATCACCCGCATCACCCTTGATGATATGTTCAGCAAGATATTTCTCTGGATTTGCGTTAGAAATCCATCGCTTTCTCACAGGGTCATACTGCTTTACGTTTGCATATTTATGCAATTGTATGTAATCTTTGTCGCCTGATAGGATTAGAATAGGCTCACCCATATTCAACTCAGTGCCTTCTTCGTGAGTGATAACACCAATAATATCATCTGCTTCACAGGTTTCTATCTGAATGACTTTATATGGAAAGAACGTCTTCAGTTCATCACGAATAGCATTCAATGCAGTAAAGATAGCATTCCAATCCATCTCAGACTTATCTCTAGTCTTCTTACGATTAGCCTTATAGTATGGATATATCTGTCTGCGCCAATAATTAGTATCGTCACAGCAGATAACAAGTTCACCAAACTCGGTAGTGAACTTCTTACGATTTGCTCGTAATGTGTTTAATATCATATGCCTGAGCATACTTACGTCAATCTCTGCGTTCTGATGATTACCAATCTGCATCATCATATTCGCAATCATGACCTGGTTCATATCAACCAATATCATCATCTATCTCCTAACTTAATTTAGTATTGTCTACTATAACATAAGTTAATAGTGTTTGTCAAGGCAATCTTCATTGTTTTTCCCAAGTCTGTTCAGAAGTCAACTTAAAACTACCGATGTGTATCTGACTTTTCCAAGTTTCTGGCTCAATCATACTAATAAACAGACCATCTTTGCTATCATATAAGTGATAGACTTCTCCAACAACTGGTACAATATTACATCTTGCGTTGTACATTAATGCAGTATCTTCAGCCAGTTCTACTAGTTTAAAGTATTCTTCTTTCAATGCTTCGAACTTTGTCTCAAGTTGATGCGTTGCGCTGATACCTCGCTCCTTACTCACACTCAAAACATCTGGAACTGTGAAAGCAGGCGCACCAACATTCGTTGGATACGACACAAGTGCTGGCGCATCAACTACATTGTCGGGTTTAGTCTTCCCAGTCTCCGAGTTCTTCATAATATTCTTCCATATCTGCTATGAAATTTTCAAATAGTTCTTCTATTTGAACGCCACTTTCTTTTTGAACGTCTTCGAATACAGTGTTTGCAAAAGTCTGAAATGGGTATTCTTTACCCTTTGCTCTCCACATCAAAGCCTTCGTTGCTTCAATGATTGTCAGTATGTCGAGCATCGATCTCGGGTCTTTTTCAACATCAACACCAAACCCCTTTAAACCCCAAACTGTTTCTCGGGCGTTTAATGTAGAATAAAAGTCTATAAATTCTTCATCAGTTTTAAATATATCTTCTGCGTTTTTTTCTTCTATTCGTTTTCTTTTTTCAAATGCTTTGTTGAAGTCGATTACATTATCATCGCTCACTTGTTCACCTTTAGAATAACTGTATCAGCGTTTATTCTACCATCAGTGGGTTTCTGTGCAGTCTTAACTGCTTTGAGTGCTTTCAATGCTCTCAACTTTGTCACCTTGTTGATCGAATCGATCGTTTCTTGTGGTTTACGCAACTTCTTCTTGAACGACAACTCTTCATCATAGTTCTTGATTGACGTACCTTTCACGATAAACCCATCGTTGTTGTTTGTCACTAGATACTTGATAACTCTCGTCTTAGTGTTAAACAGATAGACTTCAGTAGCACCAACAATGTATGCGGGGCTTGTACTGGTTATCTTATACTCAGCAGACTCTTTTTGATAGATCACTTTCTCGACTTGCTTCGTTGCAGGTGTTGCTTTCTTAGCACGAGGTTTGCGTGTTGCTTTTTTACTCAACACATACTTCTCGCCATCAGACACAAACGAACTAATTAATTTGTAAAGTTTCTTCTGCTCTGAAAGAGACAGATGATTGTAGCCTTCGACAAGATAGTCCACTTTGTCTTCGACTAACTCTTTTAACTCTTGCTCAACTTCTTTATAGTGTGTGACTATATCACGAGCAGATTGAGTTGCGGCATTGATAGCCTTGAGGTGAGTATATAAAGAGAACTTAGCATCAAGAACACCATCAAGGTGATCATCAATAAAACCTTCGATGTCGCCAATGATGACATTCGTTTTCTCTTTAAGTAACTCAGCAGGGTTCTTTCTTTTGACTTCGACAGTAGTATCTTCTTCCACCACTTCAGTCTTTAGTTCGATATTGCGTCTTCCATGACTCAATATCTCTTCTAAGCTATCGCTTATAAAGTCAATAGCAGACTGTTCGAGTTCTGCGCCCATCATTTGCATCTTCATCAGACCCGCTAATGTTGCAGACACTCTCCAGTCTTCACTTGCTTTGAATGTTTTTAGATCACTAGGGCGATTTGCCTTTATCCATTCTATAGACCACGAGACATAAGACTTCTTCTCGTAGAAGTACCCATAGTGACGCAAAGTTTCGAGTACACTATTTCTATAGTCTTCGGGCTTGACTGCTGACCAGTCAATAGTCTCTCGACCAATGTTAGCTTCTTCAGCCAACTTGGCGGCATTGCCTCTACGAGGTATCGCTCTTTTCTTAGCCTTAGCCATTTCTCACTCCAAAATTCAAAGATATCATATTATAGTTATACAAATTAGGTACTACAACCCAGAAGGGCAAGATACACCATTCACTTCACGAAGATTTTCCCATCTGAATGACCTAAATTCTTTTAACTCTGTGTCCCAAACAATATGAACAGCCCCAGTTTTTTCTCTGCGTCTTTGTGTTGCAGGGGGTTCTGTAGCAGGGAATATAGCAATTTCCTCATTGGTTGTTGCTATCATTTCTCGAACGTCACCATTTACTTTAAGAAACTTAATTTTAACGTCTTTACTTTCTTTTAGTAGAGCCTTAACTCCATCTTTGCTTAGTTGCATCTCACTTCTCCTCATTAGCTATAAAATCATTTATCTTCTTGATTAATTCATCAGGACCACCAATAGGTTCTCCCATCCACAAAAACTTTGGAACATCTACTGCATCTGGATACATAGTTCTAAACATTATACCCACCTCACGATCATTCACATTTAAAAACTCATGATCGATTTGCAGTGCTTCACACATTTGCTTATTTCTCAGACAATGAAAACAATCGTCTGTTCCAAATATAGTAACCATCATATCAGGCTCACTCCTCTTTGTCAAGTCCATTCGCTTCATTAAATTCTTCTTCTGCTTCTAGATAGTAACTTCGATAAGCGGCTAGAATTGCCTCTTGCTGTTGAATGAACGCTCTTATATCAGAGTAGTTCAATCCCAAGTTCTCATAACCAGAATCAGTTGTAGCAAAGAATGCTAATGCC